CCAATGTTTGAATTTTATTTTGTCGCCTAGTTTATAGCTCATTTTCGCTCTCTTCCAGATAATCTTCTAGCCCTAAGTCCTCCGCCATCATTATTTCGTCATCACTTAGATCAATCCCGTAAATGCTTGTCATTTTTTCTCCTTTGCCTTTGAGCTTGTCTGTTCGATTGATGATAATTTGTTAAGGTGCGGCAAAAAAAGAAGTTTTTTTGTGTCCTTTTATTACTTTATATAAGAAGATAAAAAGATCACTATATTAACCAGAACTGTTATACCTGTGAGACTGAGGAACTAGCGCATTTGAATTACTCGCCGTTCTATCACTCACTGATGAAAGCATAACAAAGCATAACAATACAAGTCAATACTTAACACATACTAAATAGCAGGGTAGAGGCGTGAAGCACATCAGCATCGGTATCTATAAGCGTATACCTGTAGCACATTTAAAAAAAAGCGTAGCACATCGCCATTTGAAGGCAAACAGGGGCATTTTAGACAGTGAAATTTTAGAGGGGGGGGCGGGTAAGAGAGAGGATGGAGCATGTTTCTAGCGAGTTATCAAATTTCTACAAATGTGCTACATATTGACACAATGTGCTACCGATGTGCTACAATTATTCCAATATCATATAAATGTGCTACAAATGGCTAAATACTCAAACATCTATAATATGGATAAGAAATATGATTTATTTTCTGATTGTTGTTTGGCTAGTGTTAAATCATTTAATGATGAGTTAGGAAAACATTTTATTTGTAATAAGTGCCACAAAGAGTGTGAGGTTATTGATAAGGATGATCTAAATGAATATAAGAGAATTTAGAAATAATTTCTGCAAAATAGCTGAAGGCAATAAGGTCGTCACAGTTACTAAACGTAATGAGGTTATTGGTGTTTATACTCCTAGGTTAAATAAATACGGAAAATGTGAAAGAATTAAGTTTAATAATATACCCTGTAGTAATGTAGCAGAAAAAAATGTTTCTGTTTCTTATCTTGGTAAGAATATTAAAGCCTCATTATGTTCAAAATGTTTAGATGAGTTAAAAGATAACTTAATGGAAGAAATCAGTCTGGAGGAATTATGAAAGTTTTAAAGGAGATGGTTCTAATAAGACCAGTTAAACCAGACAAAGTAACCAAAAGTGGGTTTTTATTATCCAATACAGATTCTTTTGATAATTCTAAGGGGCAGGTAATGAGTATCGGAGAAGATGTTTATAACGTTGAAGTAAATGATATTGTTATTTGGAAGAAAATGAAATCAAATGAGATTGATTATGAAGGAATTAAATATATTGTGGTCAATCAAGAAGATATTATAGGAGTAATATGAAATTTGAAAAAACTTGTCATAAATGTGGTAAAATTACACTTTCTAATGATTTTCTTTTTTGCCCTAAATGTGGTTCTCAAGTTGATGAAGCCAATGATGTTAGCATAAGTGTTAGATCATCAAGTGTAGATGCTATATTAAGAGATGCTGGAATTAAGACCGAAGCTGAAAAGAAGCTATTTTTATCTGACTTAGCTGGAGGAGTTAAACCCAGGGAACAAGCTACTACTAGGGATAACGTAGGCAGAATTGATAGAAGCAAAATGTAATGAAACTTTATTTCAGTCACGGATTTAGTAGCAATCTTGCTATACAAAATGATAAAGATTTATTATTTCTTAGTCGTAGCGGAGAGAAACAATGGCTTAGGTCAACAAATGATATTGTAATACTTAACAACAAAAAAATTAGAATAGATGATTTGTCAGAAAAAATTCCTTGTATTTTTGACAGAAGTCTAATAAAAAGTCTAAAAGGCAAAAACTTTCATCTTGTAAAGTGTTATTCACCTCACGAAATATTAAATTACCGTCCTTATTCTGCTGAGTGTATATTATCTGAAAGAGAATATGTTTTACCAAATGGGAAAAAATACTACACTGGATATAGGGTACAAAACTGGACAAGAAAATGGGGGAAAGACAAGGTTAAATTTAATTACATGTCGTTTATGGAAGCAAAAAAAATGGTAGAAAACAATGAATTAAAAGTGAAAAAACCAAAAGGTAAGAGTAAAAATCCTTTTTTTGATTCTGCTGTTGTTAATGGTCTTAAAAAAGACGACACTGTTAGAAAAGTTGGTTTGGTAGCTCTTGAAAGGAAGCAAGAAGTAGTTGAATCTACTCTTTTATGTGATACATGCCAATTTAAGAATAATTGTCCTGGTTTTATGGCTGGAAGTGTGTGCGGATATAGTAAAAACTTCAAATATCTCATTGGGAAAATTAAAAGCAGGGATATAGATCTTATTACTGAATCAATCCAGGAAATTATTGCTAATGAATCTGAAAGATATGCAATGTCAAGGCATTTTGAAAACATATCAGGAACCATAGACGGGCGTACAACACAGATAGGAGATCTACTTTTTAAGAAACTTATAGATTTTGTTAAACTGGTAAAACCAGAGCTTAATCAAGGTGTTACATATAACATATTAAACCAGCAGGTAAATATATCTACTGCTGTGGAGAAACTAGAGGATGCAGGACTCTCAGGAAAACAACGAATTGGACTGGCAGAACAAATTGACAAAATCATTAAAGAAGAGAAGCAAAAAGGAACTACTGTTACTGAAGTGGCTTCTTCTACATGATGATTATAAAGAAAAACCAGTAGATATTGAGACATTTTGTAATTCTACAGAATATCTTAATCTTTTCGACCATAAAAAAAATATATCTGGTGTAAGACCAAAAATACTTGAAGAACTTAAAAAAATCTTCCCATATAACGAAGAAGATCCATTTGATTTTCCATATCAGGATGTAGTTATTGCTGGAGGTATAGGGATAGGAAAATCTTTTTTTGTATCAATAGCCTCAACTTACTGTATTTACCTGCTAGGATGTCTTAAAGATCCTCAAGGATATTTTAATTTACGACCAGGATCAGCTATCCAGATAATGAATATGGCTAATAATGAGATTAAGGCCAAAAAGATAGTCTTTGGTGAGGTTAAAGCTAGGATAGATCACTCTCCTTGGTTCAAAAACAGGTTTAACTACAAGCAAGAGGTTACTTCAGAGCTTAGATTTCCTAACAATCTATTTATTATTCCAGGAAACTCAGCTGATACTTTTTTTGAGGGTTATAACATATTTGGAGGTGTTATTGATGAAGCTGATTCTCATACCAAGACTCCTGACAAAGATTTTGCTCAAGAAGGTTATGATGCAATCAAAGAACGAATAAGGTCTCGTTTCGGTAATAAAGGACTTTTGATGACTATCGGTTCTCCTAAAACAACTGATGGATTTCTAATGAAAAGGTTTCGTGAAGCAAAAGAAGTAAGTAAATCATATTCTATAATAATACCTTATTGGGACTGTCCTTCTCCGAACTGGAAATATAGCGGAGAAAAATTTACATACAAAGGTTTTAGAATACCGATAGAACACAAGGAAGAATTTGATCGCAATCCAGAAAAAGCTCTTAGGGACATTGCTGCAGTGCCTACGTTTGCTCATCAACCTTTCTTTGCATATCCTGAGAAAATAGAACAGAATGCTAATTATGAAAGAGAAGTAATAAAAATAACAAATGATTATCCTTTTTATCCGTCTGATTTCTATGCCACACATAAAAATCCATGTGTAATTCACATTGATCTTGGGATAAACAAAAATGGTGGAGACAAAACAGGATTTGCTATGGGACATTCAAAAGGTACTATTGACATAAATGGAATAAAAGTGCCTATAATATATTTAGACATAATAGAACAGATTTCTGCTCCACCTGGTGGGGAAATATTGATTTCAGACATCAGAAAAAGAATATACGAGCTAAGAGATAGGGGGTTTAACATATATAAGGCGACATTTGATGGTTTTCAGTCAACAGAAACGATACAAAACCTAAACAAAGGTGGTATAAAGTCAGAAAAAATATCTGTTGATAAAGATTCTTCCGCTTATGAAGCCCTAAAAGATTGTATCTATCACAAAAGAATAGATTATCCACCACACGAAGTCTTTATAAACGAATGTCAACATTTGGAAATATATGGAGATAAGGTAGACCATCAGCCAGATCATAGTAAAGATGTTTCAGATGCTGTAGCAGGTGTAGTATATAATATAGTTTTAGAACCTAAAAAATATAATAGAACTGAACTTTTTAAATCATTATTCGGTCACAGAAGACTAATGTCGTCATCGGAGGATCTAAATGTCTAATTTATTAGATTTATTCAGGAAAGAAAAAGCTAAGATAGTTGTTGATAAAGAACTTGGAACAGTTAGTTCAGGTGGAATACTTATTAATCGTCTGCTAGATGGTACTCAATATAACGCAGACGATATTTCTATAAAAATATACCGCAAAATGAGGCTTGATCCTCAAATTTCTGCTTGTTTGAATGTAATTAAATTTACAATGCAGAAAATAGACTGGTATATCGAAGGAGATTCTGGTGCAAAAAGTGTTGCAGAAGAATCCATGAAAAATGTTTGGAATCAACTTATAAGATCAACAACAAAGGGACTTTGGGCTGGATATAGCCCGAATGTTAAAGTTTTTACTATAAATAAAGGTAAAATTATCTTAAAAAAGATAAGAGACCTTACTCCAGAGACTTGTAAGGTCAAAACTGACAAAAATGGTAATTTTAATGGTTTTATTCAACAAGTAAATGGAAGAACAGAATACATATCATCACAATATGCTTTTTGGTATGCAAACCAGATGGAAGATGGTGATTTGTACGGTAATTCGATGATAAAACCTGCATATAAACCTTGGTATTATGCAGAACTTATACACACATTTGCAAACAGATACTATGAAAGATTTGGTGAGCCTGTTGTTTTGGGCAGAGCACCAGTCGGAAATATATTAGAAGACAGCTCAGGAAATAAAATAGATGCACTACAACAAATACAATCAACTATAAACAATCTTAGAAGCCATTCTTCTGTTTCTATCCCATCAGATACAGATGACTCTGGAAACTTTATTTACGATATTAAATACCTTGAGTCGCAGATGAGAGGTGTAGATTTTGATGTATATATGAAAAGACTTGATGGTGAAAAGGCAAGAGCTATTTTTGTGCCTGACCTACTGCTTGGATCAGGAAATGTTGGTTCTTACGCTCTTGGTCTAGAACACAAAGCTACGTTTATTACTGGAATTATGGGAATTATTGAAGATATGTTTGAATATTTCAATAAATATATAATTCAACAGATAGTTGAACTAAATTATCCAACTCAAAAGGCAGTTTTGAAGTACACCCCTCTATCAAGAGTTACTGAGGACGCTATTATGGGTATAGTTAAGGATATGGTATCTTCTGGTAAGATTTCACCTGAAATTCAAGCTATGTCTGATAGGATCGGTATCCCGCTTACAAAAGAAGTTATTTCACCTCCTATTGCTAAGCCAATAAAAGAAATTGCCAAAAAACAATTAGATAGAATAAGGAACTATTTATCAAAATCTCTATTAAATGATAAAAAGGAAGCTATAAACAATCTTAAAATTGGATTTCCTGAAGCATTTAACTCAGAACTTAGTTACATAACATTGGAAAACGAAGTCAAAGAAAAAATTAGATCATGTTTATCTGCTGGTTATAGTTTGGAAAAAATAATAAAAGAGGTCGGAATAACACTTGGTATAGAAGATCGTGAAGAAGCAAGAAATATTCTCAGAGAAGAGGCTAAAAAAATTCTAGGAGAAGAGGATGGATATAAATAAATTAGAAAAAATAGCTGGGTTAAATAAAAAACAAGAATTTATAGTTAAATTAGACGATTCAAAAATATTAGATAAATTAGATGAAGTAAAAAATTCATTTCCAAATAAAAATGAATTTGATGATTCTAATATAATTTTATTATTGAGCGAAATAAAAAATATATTCTTATCAGAATCTAATAATAAATTATCTAATAAAGAAGAAATAAAAGAAATTGTTTCAAAAATAAATATTTTAGAAAAAAGTGTTATAGATACAAAAAGTAAAATTATTCCAGTAAATATAGATTTAGATGAAACAAATAAATCTCTTGAAAAAGTTTCTAGAAATATTTTAAAACTAGAAACTCCTTTTGTGTGGATTAAAGATTATTTTATTCAAATTGCAAATTATTTAAAAGAAATACTTTTTTTCTTTGAAAAACCAAAAGAAACAATACTAATAAAAAAAGATGGAAAAATAGTTGAAATAACATATAAATATAAAAACAGAGAAGTCACAGAAAAGATAACAAGAAATATAGGGGAAACAAGATTTACACGAAATGAATGAAGAAATAAGTAAACACATCCAAATACGAGAAACGTTAGGTCTCGAAGGAATCGAAGATGAGATAGTTTCTCTTATTGAAAAAGCCAAGGAAGATAAAAATATTTTTGTTTCAGGAGGAGGAAGTCAGTATTCGTCTTTTTTAAAACTCAAAGACTCACCAGACTCTTATTCTGGACAAGCAGGTAAAACAGTTGCTGTAAACGGTAATGAAACATCTCTTGAGTTTGTTCAAAATGTCTCTACTGACGAAAAAGTAAAATATGACGCTGGTGATCCGACTGCTGGCTATGTCGCTGATAAGATAATCGCTGGAACTGGTATATCGGTAGCCGAAGGGACTGGGGCAAATGAGAATAAACTTGTAATAACTTCAGATATTACTCAATACGCTGACGCTGATGCTATAGCCGCTATTAAAGGCGATGCTGATTGGAACGCAAGCGATTGGGACACCGCCTATGGCTGGGGTGACCACGCAGGACT